GGTATTTTAAATTTTGACTCTCTACTCCACTAAAGATACTATCGTATCGCAATCCAACGTATGCTTCGTTTAATTCTAATGTATAGTGAACTACATTCAATCCCTTAGATATTGCATAAGCACCCATGGCAGCCAATGTCCAAGATTTACCAATACCAGCTGGTGCAACAATTACTCCTAACTCACCAGCACCCAACCCACCTTGCATTAATTCATTTACTATATCCCAAGGTGTAGGTGATGTAACTCTTGCTGATTCTTCATATCGTATTTCTATATCTTGTAAATAATCATGTCCTAAATTTCTCTCAACTCCAGCTTGCATAGCCATATCAATAATAGACTTAATTTCATCTGTATCACCATCTCGTTCCAAAATTTCAGCAGACTTGACTATAGCATCTTTCAATACTTGTGATTTATGAAAATCCAATGCCTTATCTTTAATATAATCAAGGTCTGGAGATTCCATATTTTTAAATACTTCTTTCAATACATCTTTTACATTAACTACAAGTAAATCCGAATCTATCTCTTGAATCTTAATTTTAAAGACATTCATTGAAATAATATCTTTGTATTGATTGTAATATTCTCTTATTTCAGTTATAATCCAACGAAAAGCATCATTACTGGTATATTTACCATCTAAAATATCTACAATTTGTTCTAAAAACAATTTATCCGTAATCAAGCAAACTATAAACTTAACTTGGAAGGAATATCCATATTCTGATATTTTTTTTGTCTTATTCATTTATTATTCATCCAAAAAAGGTGGAATACCTTCTCGTATCCATTTAATATGTTCATAACCTTTTTTTAATACTAATTCATGCACTTCTTTTTTATTTTCTCTATATAACCAAAACTTATGCTCACCCATAGCTTTATATTTTGGATTTGATGCTTTGATTTCATACCATTTCTTCATTTCTTATTTTTCCAATAATGGTCTAAAATGTTAAATTCTGTTAACCAATTATCAAAATTTGGTATTTGTCCCCATAATTTATCCTTTACGAACAATGTCTGTAATTGATATTTTACTAATTTAGGTGCTAGAGAATTAACCGTATCCACAATCTTCAATTTTGTTTGATTTTTAATATCTGGATCATGTAGTTGCATTAAAATGTAATTTCTCTTTACTATATATTCATTTTTAACCAGCATATCCGAAATTCTTGTTGTTTTTTTATTTGCTGAAACCAATAATTTCTTGGCATCAAAATGTTCATCATCAGTTAATGATGGAAACTCTTTTATCAAGGTCTTTACTCCAATTCCCCTTACACCAGGTATACCATCTGATTTATCTCCATCTACTATCCTACACGTTAAGACATTTTGTGGATAAACACCAAACTCTTTTCTTATTAATTCTCTATCATAAGTTATTTTCTTAGTAGGTGAATATAATTGAATTTTATCATTAACTAACTGATAAAAGTCTTTATCTGCTGACATTATGGTACACTTTGAGCCTTTTAATGTTGATGTACAGATATAACTTATAACATCGTCAGCTTCGAGATTATCGAGGGATAATATAGTAATGGGTAGACACTCCAAGTATTCAACTAACCTAGTGAGTTGAAGTCTCATCGATTCATTTTCATTATGTGGTCCACCCACCCAATCAACCATTCGATTCAATCTACTTCGTACTTTTCTACCAGCTTTATATTCTGGGAATACTTTTTGTCGTGGTTTGGAAGAGTTTTTACCGTCAAACACAATAATACAACGAGTAGGTTTAAACTTGTTAATTGTGTATCGTATCGATTTTAAAAACCCCACCAAACCACCTACGTGGCTACCATCTTCATTTAAAGATGGATTGACACTAAATGCTCTTATAAAGGTATTGAAACCATCTACGACTAAAACGTGATCATCTAATTTCCGTGTCGTAGGATTGGTTTCAATATCATCTTCATAGTCATAAAATCGTTTAGTTAATAAGTTCCTATCATATTCATTACTCATCCCTAAACTCATCATCTGTAGTGACATCATCTATGCCTAATTGACCAGAATCATATTTTAGAATTACCTTTTTACAGATAGAATCATAAACATATTCCTGAGTATCTACATCCGAAAGTAAAGCACCAAAGTCTTTGGATTGAAACTTATGTTCTTTATCATGTTGGTCAACAAAAGTATACCAAGCACCAGCTTGTTTGACTAACTTGTGGTCTTTCATTACATTTAACCAACTGGCAAAATCATCAATACCCTTATCAAAGAAAAGTGGAAATTCGGCACTCCTTAATGGAGGACCTAATCTATTCTTAATGACTTGAGCTCTGATTTTAATACCAATAGTATCTTTTTTAGTATCTTTAATTTGTCCCATATTCTTTAATCGAATACGAGTAGAAGCGTGAAAAGGTAATGCCTTACCACCACTTGTTGTCCAAGGATCACCGAACATTACACCGAGTTTTTGACGTAATTGATTAGTAAAGATTAAACATACTTTTTGACGAGCAATAAGTTGTGTAATCTTCCTCATAGCCTTTGATAAAACGATTGCTTTACTTGTAGCCCAACCATCTTTATCAAAGTCAGCATCCATCTCCACCTTAGTGGAAGCGGCAGCTAAACTATCAACCAATATCGTAACTAATTTATCTTTACTTGATTCACGAATCTTTGTAACAATCGTTTCAATAGTATCAAATATATCTTCAACTGTTTCCAAGTGAACATATAACATACTATCGGTATCTATTCCGATTGCCTGTAAGAATTCGGCTGAAACGGCAGACTCAGTATCTATATAGACAGCGAGACCACCTTTCTTTTGTGTAGAAGCAAGAGCGTGAGCTCCAATCAATGATTTACCACTACCTTCAAGTCCATTTATTTCAGCTATCCGACCAGCAGCAAATCCACCATGTGGTTTATTTGATATTGCTAAATCTAATAACGTAGAACCTGTGGAAACCCATTCCGTAACATCGGTTGGAGTTTCCTGTACCCCATCAAGAAAATAAGCTACTTGATGAGATTTGAATTGTTTGTTAAGTTCGCCAGCCAATACTTCAGCCAGCTCATCTCTATTTGACATGAATTTCTCCTATTAAAACGATGGGGCGGAGAAAGGAGGAAACCACCCCACCGTACCCGCGGGAATTATGAATTAAATAATTTATCAAAATCATCTTCTACTTTAGAAGATGCTTTAGTCGTAACCATTTCAGGTTCCGGCGTGCCAGAACTGTCATTATCCGTTGGGTTTAAGAAACTTGAAAGATGTTCTTTCAATTCGTCAAAGGTTGGTTCATTATACAACTCACCAATATTGGGTTGTCCATTCAAAAGCTTTTCCAAAAGTTCAGAATCATCCGTAAGAGTTGTCTGATTTGGTTTAACTCGAATAGTTGTCTTACCATACTGATTACCGGCTTCAGCGGGTGTTTGTCGTTCAACGACAATATCACGACCAACTGTAGCATCGGAAATATCACCGTAATCAGGATCTGCGATTATACCAAGAAGTTCTTGATAAACAGTTTTACCAAAACCCCAAAACTTAACACCTTCTGATTCTTCACCTCGAACTACAACAGGAACAAATGTTCTCATTTTAGGTTCAATTCGTTTTCCTTGAATCCACTCATCTTTGTTACCACTAGACTTCAGTTTATCAGCAAATTGCTGAACTGGGTCGGGGCGACCAAATGATAGTGGAGACAAAACGGTTTTGTTAGGAACTAAACTGTAATGAAAAAACAACTCACTAAAAGGATTGTTCTTATCATGTGTATAAGGCACAATTCTTACTTGTGATTTTCCTGGTTGTGGTTTCCAAAAGTTGTTAGATGTAGTGTTCTGTAACTGATTAAGACGGCTTTTTATAGCATCAATATCCATTATTATTCTCCATAGTTATGTTTAAGTGTTATTGTTATCTATAAATATTTAATTAAAAACATTTAAGTATAACGTATTCATATAATATACGAATTTTTTTGTTAAAATACAAGCTTTATTTTTTTAATAATTTTTCAACTTTTTCTTCTAAAGCACTTAACCTATCTTCGATAGTGTGTGGCTTTGTTCGATATGCCATAAATTGTGTATAAACCATATCAATCATTTTCTCTTGTGATATAACATTGGTTGGCAAATCGTTTTTGTTTTCTCCATACCATAATATAACATCTTTTTTCCAATTATCAAAGTCTTTTTTTGAAGAATTTTGAATATCAAATGTAGGAATGGGTTTTAATGGTTTTCTTTCCTTCAAAGGATTGGCTTTTAAAAATTGTTCTACATTTCGTTTGTCCTGATAACCTAATAGAAAAGTTCCTATATTTGAATTATACAACATGGGAGTTATTCCTCTTAATTTATTACTTGTGCGGATTGTATCGTAAATAACTCTTGATTTTTTATCATCAATATTCAGAATTTGAATTTTTTGTTCATCATTCAAAGTCTTGTTGATTTGTTCTATTGATGGTTGCATTCTTGTACACCAGGCACAACCACTTCTGGTAAAATAATATATAGGTGAAACCATTTATAAGTCTATAATCTTTAGTATCCGTGTAGGTATTCTTTGTAAGCCTTCTTTGTTAGAAATCAGTATCATGTTTTTATATAAATCCCATGGCACTTGATAACTCGTATCCAATACACCATTATTGATTGTTTTGATTAATTCATTTAATGCATTAATCGTATAAAGTGTATTGGTTATTTTCTTTCTATGTAATGAAATAGTATTCTGAACTAAATTAAAGTCAATGTCATCTTCTTGATTTACATTATAAGTACAGATTAATTCTTTTGGTTTATCTTCGTTTTGTAATACATAAATCTTATCAAATACGATTTTAAAATTCTTTGTTATGTCAATAATTGATTGATCGAGATTAAATTGAGTCGTGAATGTGCAGAGAAGTTGTGTTTTCATTTTCCAGCTTCTCTTTTAATATCTTCAATACCTTCTTGTAATTGTCCATCTAAAGCTTCTATCTCTTCTGAAGTTAAAACTCTTTCTTTTTTACTTAATTGTTCTATTACATTTTTTATCAAATCACCTTTATTCAACGCAACTCCTCTTCCACCTGCACCTCTTGAACCAGCTTTTTGAGCTGCATAAGTATTAATATATAAATCTGATGTCTTAGGGTAAATTTTGTTCCAACCATAAGTTACAGCTTTTATTTCCTTATAATTCATACCTTTTAGTTCATCTTCCGTAATACCACCATTACCACCCAATTCAAATAAGGTCTTATAATGTTCAGTTACAAACTTTTTAGATTCATTCTTAATTATATTCATTAATTGTTTTTTTCTTTTTTCATCATCAGTTACAGATAAAGCTTTCTTTGCTCGTTCTATTAACTGTTCATCAGTTAATGATGATTTATTCATATTCATTTCTGTTTCCATCCATATCCAATTTTCTGGCTCATCCTTCCCACCATTTTCAAGTGATAATCTATGGTCTACATTTGAAGTTCCAATTGATAATGGTTTTCCTGTAACTGCGCTTAATCCACCACAGGCCAAAAATGATTTTACCATCTTTCTATCTCTGTTCCAACCTGGACCAGGATTATCTTCTGTTCCTTTTCTTATTGAATCTGGATCAGCTGCTCCTTTGGTTTGTAAAAAACTCATAACTCCTTTTTTACCGCTTGATTTAATCAAATCAATCGCATCATCAATATCTTGTTCACTAACTTCATATTGTTTAATCTCTGGTCCTTTTCCTTCAGCAAAATTTTTAAGAGCTACCCATTGTTCTTTATCCATTTCTCGAGCTCCTGCGCCCGTTTTAGTCTGTTTTAATTCTTGTATTAATAAGTCTACAGTAGTTTTTAGAAATTTTCTTTTATCTTTTTCATTTTCTATTTGTTCTTCCGATGGTTTTTCTTCACCGCCTTCTTTATCTTCGTCATCCTCTTTATCAAATGGATTAGCATCTATTTTCATTGGTTCTGGTTTATCTTCTTCTTCATCTTCATCATCACTACCTTTTAATTTATCATATTCAATTTTAGCAGGATGTTCTTTATCCATTGTCTTTGCTGAACCAGCTTTCATTTCCTTTGATTCACCATCTTGTTTATATTTTATTACATCTTCATCATCCACTTTCTTCTCTAAAAATAAAATAACACTATCGGTTGTTTTGGTATCAATACCTTGTTTTAAACACAATTCCTTTAACAATACTAAATGATAAGCATTAGATGGATTGGGCACACCATCAGGAACTTTTGCTCTCCAATCCAACCATAATGAATTTAAATTAAAACTCATAATTCTTTATATTTCCATAGTCAAGACCAACTTTAGTCTTTGTTGTAAACCCATTAGTTTCAAGTATTTGTTTAATCTCATGTATTGTTTCTA